CCCTATATACTAAGTACCTCGGGTGACGAATTATATAAAAATGAAATTTGGTATGTTTAAACATTATAAGTTCTTAGTCCCTAGTGTTTAAACATCTATCCATGGTATACTTCGCGCAAAGGAGAAATACATGACCGACGAAGAAATCCAAAACAACATTACCGCGTTTGCTCAGATCGCATATAAATTAGATCAGGCTTACCAAGTAGCTATTTCTGGTGAATCTCGACCTAATTGGCACGAGCTAAAACCTGAGGACCGAAAAAATATAACTGATAGGGCTATTTACTACCTTACAGATCCTAATGCCGTGGTCTCTTCGCTCCACGAACGTTGGGCTCATACTAAGTACAGCGAAGGCTGGTCTTATGCCCCTCAGTTCAGCGAAGAAAAGAAGCACCACCCTATGTTGGTATCGTATGCGGATTTGCCTTTATCGCGTAGAGTTGGGGACACATTATTTATGCAAACAATCCAGACATTATCGAGGTTGATGTGAGCCACTTTAAACCTGAAGAATTTGCTTGTCACTGTGGGTGCGGCGAAAAAGAAGTAAACCCTAAACTCATCGATCTTCTTGAGCTCATTAGAGCTGCAGTTAATGAGCCTATTTACATCACATCGGGTCGCAGATGTGAGAAACACAATCGAGCTTGCGGTGGCAAAGAACGCAGTCAGCATCTATTAGGCAATGCAGCGGACATCCACTGTTCACTGCCGCCAAAAGAATTAGCTCGTATAATTGAGCATAGATTTAACCCTCCAGGAATGGGGGTGTATGCAACGTTTGTTCATGTGGATGTGCGTTCAGGAGCTCGAGCCAGATGGTAGCCGAAGTTATTGAATTGAAAGTTTTGGATCCAGACATCCTTTTGTATGGAATTCCTTCGCGCGAATCACTTGGTGCTGCGGGCTACGACCTTAGAGCATGTATCAAAGAATCAATCATTGTGCCTTCAGAGACTACAGTTAAGTTTCCTACAGGTATAGCTATCTATATTAAAGACATTCATACTGCGGCGTTGGTCTTTCCTAGATCAGGGCTTGCCCATAAGTTTTCTATCACTCTTCAGAATGCAGTAGGGCTTATCGATTCCGATTATCAGGGCGAGATTCAGGTATTGCTGCGAAATGAGGGGTCTGAACCGTATAAGGTCAATCCCGGCGATCGTATTGCACAACTTGTGTTTACTCCAGTATTTCATCCGATGGTTTCTATAGTTCAAAGTTTTGTGTCGTCAGACCGCGGGGCTGGCGGATTTGGGTCTACTGGGTATTCATCAGACACTCGTACGGCTGACCCAGAACTTAGACCTGAGGGATTTGCTACTCCAGGCCAATTATTAGGTAATGAATTACCTATTGAGACTGGCTTAGAGCTAGAGACTGTAATAAAATACGAACCTACAGGCTTCGAATCCCTCGAGGCAGAATACGGAGAGTGACCCAAATGGCGGACTTGGACAAAGAACAATATTCTCAGCCTTTATTAGAACGACGACATAACAGTATTGATAGGGGCGAAGTGTTTAAGGCGTTCTCTGAGCATTATCAAGGGTGTTCTAATACTCAGGGTCATAAAGAGCTTACTAAAGAAATACAGGAGCTTTGGAAGAAAGTGACACTAATAGAAGTTTTAGATCATCGGGTTTCAGCTGTGGAAGATGCAATAGATACTATTGTGGTCAATATTAACACTACAATGGTCGACATACACAAGATACAGACTACAATGGCAGAGAATAATGTACTTCGTCTTTGGACCGGACGTATTGTTATTGGGCTATTATCTGCGTTAGTTACATTTTTGACTGCTAAATATACTTAATTCATCAAAATTATTATGGCATTGTTCACATCATATACATCAGACGTCGAATTTGAAGAGCCTACTCCGATGCCTAGACCGGACGCACCCCCTGCTCCGGTGTCTAGAGTTACTAAGATGTCGGTTCGACAGGATATAGTGGCAGAAATCCAATCGAATGGGATGCAGACTCCGCTGGAGTTCATGATTCGTATACTTAATGATGATAATCTACCTCGTAATGAGCGCATGGATGCCGCTAAGGCCGCAATTCCGTACGTTCACAGTCGTCTTAACTCTATCGACGTTAACGCCAATGTGTCTGTGTCGCATGAGGACGCGTTGGCATTTTTAGAAGAGGTAGATTGATGTCAATTCAGGTGATTTTGTCTTTATGGGCGTTGTTTTCTATTTTTCTCGTTCTATTGGTGTTATTCATTATGTGCGCGGTTATGCTATTTGATAGTCTACTACGTATGGTCGACTACATTTTAAGAGTTATTCAAGTAGGAGTTTTAAAATAAATGAGTAAATATACATTTGAGGATGTTGCGAGAGTTGCGCATCAAGTAAATAAGGCCTATTGCGAAATGATAGGCGATAATTCACACTTCGAGTGGGAGGATGCGCCGGAGTGGCAACGTTTATCTGCCATTTTAGGTGTTGAGTTCCATCATCAGCTACCTGATGCTGGTCCAGAAGCTTCTCATAATAGTTGGTATCGGCAAAAAGAACAAGAAGGGTGGGTCTATGGCCCTGTTAAAGATCCTGAGGCAAAACAACACCCATGTATGGTTCCTTTTTCTCAGTTACCTCCCGAACAACAGGTGAAAGATGAGTTATTTAAAGCCGTCTGCAACATATTGGAGAAATTACCGTAATGGGGAAGCTAGTTTACTTAGTAGAACGCTTAAAAGAGCCAGGCAGCCATCGGGCATTGATGTTTCTCGCTGGTATTTTCCAAGTTCCTGGTGTAGAGGTGGACAATTGGATGGGTGTAGCGACTCTAATCGCAGGTAGTATTGCGGTATTCTTACCAGAAAGTACTCCCGCTCAGAAAATAAAAGGCTTTAGTAAATGAAAAGAGTCTTGCTGGACACATACGAGGCAAATCCTCGATGATCGACCAGAGAGAGGCGCGCCTCAGACTTCGTCTTAGGGATGACTTCGAGTTTTACGCGAAGAAATGCCTGTTTGTTCGGGACAAGGCAGGCAAAGTCTCTCCTTTGGTACTTAATAGGTCTCAGCTGTATTTGCATTCTCGGCTAGAGGAGCAGTTAGAGCGAACGGGTATGATTCGGGCTCTTGTCCTTAAGGGCAGGCAGCAAGGGGTGTCTACATATACCGAGGGTCGGTACTACTGGAAAGTAACTCATCGCAAGGGTGTTCGGGCTTTTATTCTCACCCATGAAGATGCGGCTACTCAGAACTTGTTCGAGATGGCTAGCCGGTTCCACGAGAATTGTCCTACAATTGTAAAACCCTCCACTGGTACTTCTAATGCAAAAGAGCTTACTTTTGGTAAGTTAGACTCAGGATATAAGTTAGGTACTGCAGGTACAAAAGCCGTAGGTAGGTCATCTACTACACAGTTTTTTCACGGATCTGAGATTTGCTTTTGGCCGAATGCAGACAGTCATTTTGCGGGTATTATGCAGTCCATACCTCACGCCGATGGCACAGAGGTGATTCTCGAGTCAACCGCCAATGGTGCGAGTGGTAAGTTTTATGAGATGTGGCAAGATGCTGAAAAAGGCAAAGGCGAATTTATAGCGATATTTATGCCGTGGTTTTGGCAGCCGGAGTACTCAGTGGATCCTACTGGGTATACGTTTACCGATAAGGAAACCGCGATAGCCAAACTTCACAACCTTACTGATGCGCAATTAGCTTGGCGACAGCTTAAAGTTCATGAGTTGGGTGAGGACTTGTTCCGTCAGGAGTATCCGTGTACTGCGCAAGAAGCATTTCTCGTTTCTGGTCGCCCGGTGTTTGACCCCAAGACTCTCATGGATGCAGAATTAGAATGCTTTTCCCCATCATATAGGGCAGAAGTTGCCGACGATGGTAGAATAACACGACATGAATCTGGGTCTCTTCGAGTGTGGGACGACCCTGTAATAGGTAAGCGATATGTTATTGGATGTGACGTGGCTGAGGGGCTTATCCATGGCGATTACTCGTGTGCGCAGGTTCTTACGGTCCCCGACGGGGTCCAAGTTGCTGAATGGCATGGACACGTGGACCCCGACCGTTTTGGCGATATTCTTGTATCTCTTGGAAAGAGGTATAATAAGGCATTCATAGGTGTAGAGAGGAACAACCATGGGTTGACTACTCTTACGTCGATGCTGCATGCCGGGTATCCGAATATGTATATACAACACGATGTAGAACATAGATCTGGGCAAAAGCAGACTAAGAAATTAGGGTGGTTGACTACGAGTAAGAGCAAACCTAAGATTATTGATCGTTTAGCTGCGGATCTACGCGATGGCACACACGGAATATGTTCTAAAGAGCTTATAGATGAAATGAAGCGATACCAGATTGGGGATAATGGTAGTTATAATGCGCAAGATGGGTATCATGATGACCGAGTTATGGCTAGAGCTATTGCCGGAGAATTAGTGATGCACGCCCCTAGAAATCGACTAACAGAGACTTGGTAAATGGCATACGAAATTCCAGAGAAGAAAAATTCAGTAATAGATCCGGATCCTGATCAGATCAATCCTACACATACAGATCCTAATGCACCTTCAGATTCTTTGCTCACATCGGCCGAATGGCAGGATGTTGATGCTTTAGGTTCATTTTTAACTGGTAAATTTACCGAGTGGCAAGCCTCTCGTCGTCCATTAGAGGTCAAATGGCTGGATGATTTACGGGCATTCAATGCCATCAGCGAGACGGATGTAACCAAGGATGCATCTATGCACAAGGATATTTTTGTGCAACTTACTCGAACCAAATGCCTCACTGCATACGCTCGTGTTACGGATACATTGTTCCAAAGTAAAGATGAGCATTGGGGAATTGTGCCTACGCCTAATCCAGAGTTTGTGGGTAAACAACCAGTGGTGCCGGATCCAGTTACCGGTGAGATGGTGCCAGTCCCTGATTCTATTATGAAACAAATAGCTAAAGAGAAAGCAGAGGCAATGTCTACCGTTATTGCAGATCAGTTGGTAGAATTAGGCTATGAAGATATATTTAAGTCTGCTGTCTTAGAAGCTTGTGTTTACGGTACTGGTGCCATCAAAGGTGTTGTACCTGGCGTGTCTGTTAAAGGGTCTTGGAAGAGTAATCCTGAGACTCAATCATGGGATTTTGTTAATGAAGAAGTGCCTTTTCCTGACATCTCCGCTGTGTCGATATTTGATTTATATCCGGATCCGTACTGTACTAAGGTTAAAGAAGCGACAGGCATATTCCATCGTCACGTTCTTACGCGCACGCAGATGCGCGAGCTACAAGATGATCCTAGATTTAGTAAAGATAAGATTACAGAGATCTTGAACTCTTCTGCTAAAGGTAGACATAATGAAGAATATCACGAAACTAGTCTTAGAAACATTTCTGGCTACACTGCTTCGTATTCAATTATCGATCGTTATGATGTCATTGAGTACTGGGGCCTGGTAAGTGGTAAAGATTTAAAGAACCACGGTGTGCCGGATATTGGCGACGAGGGTATGGACTATTTTGCAAACGTTTGGTTTTGCGGGTCAAGAACCTTAATGGCTATGGTTAGTCCGCTGAAACGTCAAGTCATCCCTTATGCAATCATTCCATACGAACGTATACCTCATCAAATTTGGGGCGTAGGGCCAGCACGAATGGTTGCAGACAGCCAGAAGATGCTTAACGCTTCCGTGAGACGACTACTTGATAATATGGCGGTTTCGTCGGGTCCTCAGTTTGAGGTCAACGTTAATGTATTAGCTGCAGGCGAAGACGCACAAGATATTAGACCGTTTAAAGTATGGCTTCGGGATGGCGGGGATCCGTCATATCCTATGATTAGGATGTTTCAACCAGATAACAATGTTCAGCCACTTTCGATGCTGGTCGACATGTTCAAAAGGTTTGCGGATGAAGAGTCTAACATTCCTGCATACACGTCTGGTATAGCGTCACCCGGGTTAAATAAAACAGCTTCAGGCATGTCGATGCTTATGGGCCAGGCTAATGGCACTTTAAAGTCAGTGGTGTCTAATTTAGATGCCTTTGCAATTGTCCCTATAATTCAGGGTTTATTTGATTGGAATATGGAGTGGAACGATGATGAGCGTATAAAGGGAGACATGAAAGTAGAAGCGTGCGGTATTACAGCGCTATTGGCAAAAGAGATTCAGAGCCAAAGACTGATACAATTCGCGCAAATCACGGCAAACCCCGTAGATATGCAGATAGTCGATCGCGCAGAGTTGATACGCGAGGTGGCTAAGTCCTTAGATCTTGATATAGATAAGTTGATAAAAGATGACGAACAAAACCCCCCAGTTCAACAAGACCCTAACGCTGTTCCAGGCGGAGCAGCTCCTTCAGCTGCAGTCGGCACCGCAATGGGAGGCCTTGGAGACGTTCCTGACCCAGCTGGTGGAGCAAGCCAGAACGGAGCTGGAGACTTCAGCGCCGGACAGAACCCTACTAATCCAGGGTAAGTGCGCGGCTTTACGAGAAATTCAAACGACGTTTGAACGAATTAAAATACGAAATTAAACTTGACAATAAGAGAAAACAGTATGTACACCGAACAAGAAGATGATACAATTACCCCAAATGAACAGCTAGAAGCTGATACTCAGACCGCGGAAAGCGTCGAGAATCCACAAGGAAACCCTCAACCTGAAGCAAAAGAGCAAGATCGCACTGAAATGGTCCCCATGGAACGGTACAAAAATGCACAAGCATTGATGACTAAGGCAACTATGGAAGCTGCAGATCTACGTAGAGAAGTTGCAGCGCTTCGAACTCAACTAGAAACTGTTACTAGATACGCCCCGCAACCCCAGCAACAAGAAGTTAGAGGATCTGACTTTGCGGAGTTGGAAAAGTTGAAAGAGGAATATCCAGATTTTGCTGGACCTTTGGTTGGTGCTTTTGAGAAGCAACAACAGGTGATTCGTCAATTACAACAGGCTACTAAAGTTAACGAAGACGCATTTGATACGGCTCGTAGAACAAACTTTAACTTTGAAGTCGCAAGAGCACACCCAGATTTTGATCAGGTCGCAGCATCAGAAGACTTTAGAGGATGGCTAGCTAGACAGGCCCCGTTTGTCCAAGAAGCAGCATCGCGCCCTGTGGCAACTGATGCAATCGAAGTACTTAATATGTATAAGAAGACTCTTGGCGGGCAAAAACCAGATAAGGTGGCCGCAGCTAGACAAGTAGCAGCTCCGGCGGTAGGTCGCGTGTCGCGTCAGCCAAGTACGGAGAAGCAGCCACAGTTTACTCGGGAACAGATCGC